TCCTTGTTGATAACTCTATATATATAAATATACAATTCAATCAATAACAAGTGTATTTTTTCCAAATTTTTTAGCATAACCTATCGTAGACATAGAACCTGGTGAATCAACACCTCTTGGAATAAATGCCACTACATATTCTGAATGAATAGCAATCTGTTTATTACGAGCAAAGAAGTTTTTAACACTATAAGGTTTACCATAGTTCCTTTCGTGAAGTGGACAATATAAATTATGAGCTTGATGTGCTGGTGGATATTCTTCATATTGAAGACCTAATTCAAGAGCATATTTTTTAGCGTAATAATCAGCTCCTTGTTTACACCCACCACTAACTATTATAGTATCATTACCTTTATCTTTTTTTAACTTAAAGATAAATTCTTTAATTTTCTTTCGGTTTTCATATTTACGACTACCTACTATACCTACTTTTAAAGTATCTTGCCCCATTTACAATGCTCCGTATCATAAAATTCACAGAACTTACAAGCACTACCAGGTTTTGCTGGATACTCTCTATCAGTTCTATGATTTCCTTTTGAATCAAATATCAATTCACGAAATTCGTGAAATGCTTTCATTGTTTTATTAACACTTGGTTTACCATGAGCAGGCTCAAACTTCTGTAACCTACTGATTGGAAAATCACTCTTTTTAGCAATCTTTCTTTTCAATATCAAAAAATAAACATCAATCTTATCAAGTGGTACATTGAATTTTTCTGAATAAAATTGTTTATACATCAATAATTGAGATTTCTTATAAAAATTCTTCTTATGAAAATCTGTCCAACTGCGAGTCGCAGTTTTCAAATCAATGATAGTGATTCTACCTGATATTTTATTTCGTAATACCACATCAAGAAAACTCTTTAATTGAACACCCTCTTGTATATTCATAAAAATAGGAACTTCAATACCAATCAACTCATAGTTCTTTTTCATAAAATATT